AATAAGATGTCATTGTATAGATATATTATACAATGATATAATAGCGGGGCTTTACTACTAAATATACAATCTTACTCGCTGGCGAGAGTTATGGCCAATATGAGTAGAGCCGTCGAACAAATCGTGCCTAAAATAAAAACGCTATTTTGTTGCGATAACATAGTAATGGAATCTTCTTTCATGCCATCTTGTAACTCGGGTTTTTTATGAATAACATTTAAATGACCCGCAGCATAATCATATCGGTCATTCGCCACCATAATATCCCTTACTCCGCTACCTTGCGAATTAGTAATTAAATTCACGTTACCGGATATATCGCGATATCTATTATTTATTTTCGCCAATAATGTGTTATAATCTACAGATGCTTTATTCAATGGGCCAATTTCCGAGTTACTTATGTCGGCTATGGTATGGAAGGATTCTGCGGTGCTTTTTATAGTATTCCATGCCGATACTTTGCCTACCCATGTTTGGACCGGCTCGCCGCGACTATCAACCGAATTTATTTTATTTCCATAAGCCGTATCCGAAAAATTCATTAAATGATTTGTTTGCCTTAATGTATAATGAATAGATTTTTTTATTACTGGCGCATTGATGCTATTAATTCCCGTGCCTTTAGTGACAGTCGATGGGTCAAACGAATAATACAGATAAGGCTCTTTTATTATATCGTATTTTGTTTCGTCTATATCATCGTAACCCGGAAGATTAGGGAATTTATATAAAAACGATATATTATCACTCGATAACTCACTACGATACATTCTAAATTCAGTCATTTTTCCATTATAATTAGGGTCATTGACCCAATTACTTTTGCCAAAATAAGCCTTGGTGCGCGTAACGGCAGGGGGTAAAACACCGGAGCTCGAATTTACCAATGACCCATCTAAATAGAATTTCCATGTTCCGCGAGCATTATTGTCGCCCGCGCTCATCGTCCAAGCCACATGATGCCATACATTATTATTTATTTTCGTATTGCTCACCCATTTTGAATCATTGGGCGTCCATGCTATTAATCTATTATCATTAATCGCCATAAGAATATTGTCTTTGTTTGGTCCATTTCCGATATCGAATAACCTTGTCCATGTTCCATTATAATTCGATTTAAACCATAAAGAGAAGGTTAATCCCGAATTGGTTGTTTGTATAGGCGGTAAGGTAACGTATTGGACAGGGGTGCCATCGAGGGAGAGCGACCCTCCACCCACTTTTATGTCATCGGTGGTTACTAATCCGGGCATGGTCATAATGGCACAGCTCGATGGAGGTGTTACTTTTACATAACGCGTTTCTTTGGTTAATCCCTGGCATTTTGGATAATTTCTACGTAGAGCATCTATAGAGGTCTGATAATCGGTATATGTAGAATTACCGTTTTCGTCAACGCATGTTCCGTCTATATATTTACCGGGATAGGGGCCTCCTATCGATATATCTGGACTGGTTATAGTTGCCGCGCCTTCTATAGTCGTAGCGCTACCCGTTATATGGCTAGCCCCGTAAAATCCCTCTTGTATATTACTAAACATTTCTTTGTTTTTAGTTTGGCGTATGGTTCCGAATATATTCCATTGTGTTATGGCCGCTATAGTTTGCCTATCGGCAACCTCGGTCACCACTAATCTAAAATAAGAATAGTTATTAATAGTATTTAAATTATATATAATCGGGTTTCCATTACATTGTGGGATTTTTTTATAGTCGCGTATATGAATTATATCCCACGCATTACCGTCATTCGACCCTACGATGATAAACTTCTTAGGAAACGAATTCACGCCACTCGGTAGTTCGGGAGTTAATAAACTATAACGATACAAGTAGATTTTGTAAGGTAATTGTATTTGAACCCATTCTCCGAGATGGTTTGATGCGTTATAACCACTGCCGACCACAGTGGTATATTTCGATTTTACATTACCTCCACCTTGATACGTCGACGGAGTTTCGCCACTATATGGGTGCTGCGTATATTTGGGATTGGCAAAAGTATTATCATTATAATCGGGGTTTTGAAAAAAGTCGCTCTTCCACGGATTCGTAGTCGTCCCATTAAAAATATTATAGACCTTGTTTCGATGATTAGAATAAGAGGACGAAGACGCTATATAACTTCCGTTGGGTGTATAACTAGGATTACTATTATCGTAATTTAACCCGCTCACCGCGGTAGTTTTGTCGGTCAACTTTGTATTATTTGGTAATGGTAAAACCTGTATTACTGTTGTCATAATATGTATCTATATTATCATAACAAATTTATCGACGTAATTGTTTCCGTAGAAGTGCGTATCTATAACTTCGTAAACGTAAAGTATATTATCGTTGTCGCTAAAACAGTCACTAATATATTCGTATATATGGCAGAATCATAGTTACCCTTAAAGTCGGAGTATTTGGTGTTTTTGTCATGGTTCAGCTCTTTCATTTTTACGTCCAATTCGTTTCTTAATTTTACTACGTTATCATGAGTCGCTACTAAACTGGCGAAGGACGCGTCATATTGCGCAGGGGTTAATCCGCCCGAAGGCATCGCCGAATTCACATTGGGTATATCCGTATTTATAACTAAATTATAGGCTTTTTCCATATCGGCCTTTTTCTGCGAAAAGGTTGAACAATTAGATAGGGAGCAGTCGATATATGCCGTGTATTTTTGGTTGAAATCAGTTAAATCGGATAATAATTTGGTCTCTTGCGAATAGATATTATCGAGACCTTCGTATACAGCAGCGCTACTGCTTATATTCTGAAAATATTCATGGTGTCCGCTACTTTGGCCATGTGTGCCTATTAAAGAGAATTGGAATACTCCGACGCCACGTATGTCTTTAAATTCCGAAAAGGATGTCCATGCCGGAGCAGGCATATGTCTATGTATTTCTTTAACTACGAATCTAAAATAGGTAAAGCTCTCTCTCGTATATACTAGATGCTCTTCGCTCATATCATTTAATGGCCCCGTCGTAGTTTTCTCGCCCAAATTCCTCCATATTTTCCCATCGTTAGACCCGAATACTACATATCGCCTCGCGTTGGTTACTAATTTATAGCGTTTTAAGTGTAAAGTGTAAGGTAATTGTATTTGAAGCCACTCTCCTGGATGCGAAGCCTTTCCTACATCAATCGTGGTCCACATATTGCCACACCCTCCCCCGCCTTGATAAATTCCTTTTTCATCATACGGCGCTTGACTATAACCGTTGTTTAACCCCACATTATATTGCGGGAAGGCAGATGCCGCGGTTCCACTAGAAAACCATGCTTTTTGGTTACGCCCGTTGTGATTAAAGGCATGACACGGTTCTATCGCGACCGAGCCAAAACTCTTTTCCGTAGACGAAGCCGAGAATAAGTATTTCCCGTTTCTAAAATTGTCCTCGAAACTATGATACGAACCGACGTTGAATGAATTGCTCGTTATTTGGGTTTTTAATGGGGTCGCTGGAAAATCACGCGCAGTAGGGTGATGTAATATAAATAATTGAAGTTGAGGGCTGTTGATTCCTAGTTTAAAAGAGCCATTCGCTTTTACATTAAAAAAATTTTTATTATGAGGGTCATGTGTAGTCCCGTAGTAGCATATCCATCTATTTTTCCACGACGGATTCATGTAAATAAACATGATATTAGGTCGATTTGTAAACACGGTAGTTTGCCAAGAATTCATCTGTTTTATGCTTTTATTAAGAACTTCATTCGCGTCGTTTATATTTCCACTTAACCACATTCCTCCGGACGTTCGGATGTCCTTATGATTTACAATTCCGCCATATACATAAACTCCTTCTTTCCCGTCATTAGCGGGTATAGTTTGACCCTCGGACATATATATAGTATTGTATTTTCGTGTATATTATAATACTATATATTATGCATTTCTGTTCCGTAATATGAATATAGCCAACACGACAATACCAATGCTTAAATTTATGGTATCTGTAAAACTATTCGTATATTTACTCGTTGTGTCTAAATATTTTTCGTCGGAACCCGAATGAACCGTTTGAATTTGCGATATTTTTTTTACTTTATCTTTATTCTTACATAACTCCTTAGCTATACAGTTATAACTATTATCTGTAAAATGGATTTGACTACAGCTTAAATCCCACCCTGCGTCGTTCATTTTTAATGCGTTACATGAGCCATCGAAGTCATTGTCGTTCTTTGGCATTAAATTTTCATGCTGTGCTTGGTAATAAAAAAAATCATTGGGCGAAAACCCTACAATTACGTTATTTGAGGTAAAAGTATTCGTTGGCATGTTTTTTATAGACTCCTTTACTATATGACTAGACAAGAAGGGCGGGTGGTATGTGAAGCAAATTCAAGGTATCTTTCGGAGTCATGCTCATATGCATACCCTATAATACTTATAATGCATCGCTGTGGCACTTTCCCTCATAAACTCACATACTTGCCCCGGCCTAACACTCAAGGCAAGTGCGAGCGGGTCGAACCTAGAAATCTCAGGTAGCTGCTTGAGTGTCTTCACATTAAACTTCGCCATCATCGCCTCTACTTCGGCATCAGATAGAATGACACACTTAGGAACCAACCTATGGCGGGTAATATCATATTGAAGGCGATTGATATTATGAATTACGACGAAAACCCCATCGTGGTCATACAGATACTTCATCTTTGCCGTAATCGTATCGTTCGGCTCGTCTTCTGTTACAATAATAAGGTTGTCTTTCTTAGTCAATACGTTTTCAATAGAATATAGGTCTTCAATTACATCGTCTAAATTGCTGGGGCGAATCTGTTTTGCCGTAAGATAGTATTTGACATAGGTCTTTTGCTTCGTTTCCTTATGGGTAACCAACATATCCAATTGCGCATTATTATACATGGCGTCGATTTCGTTAATACTAAATCCGACGTATTCCTCGACGTCGTAACCTTGTGTAAATAACAGCTCCATCAATGTAGTGCGTGATTTATAAATGGTTAAAATGCGATTACTGGTGACCGACATGTTGCTTTGTTATATAAATAGTGTATATTGTTATCTACTATTTATATTGTTATGGATGATTCAATTTTTGAGGGGAAACCTACGGTTTCCCCTTCAACCCCTTCCCTTTCTTGGCTGGGATAATTGTGTATTGTATCCCAGCTAAGATAAGGGATGGGTATGCGAAGCGAACGAAGGGACTCCGAAGGAACTCCGGAGGAACCCGAAGGTTACCTACGGTTCCCCTCTATAGTTTCTTTATGACCAACCTATTGAAATCTATCTTACCTGAAACGTTCCCGTCGTCTTCGGTTTTGTCTTCTTTCGTGATACTCATCCTATTTATAAAATCGGTTTTAATCGATTCATTGGGGCTCGTTACTAGGTCTTGGCTAGAGCCTTGACTAGTGCCTTGTAAAGGTTCCGTAGAAAAATCATTTCCATCGTTCACAATCTTAATTACCGGCGCAAAATTAATGGCGGGGGTTCCTGTAAACATGGGCGATTGAGCTATCCCGGGGAAAGAAGTTTGACCGTAAGGGTCTTGTTGAGTATACGAAAAATCATTGGGTCTATAAATATCCATGGCCGTTACTATTTTGATATCATCCTCCGGGCTTAATCCATCTGTTACTTGCGGCTCTATTTTGATAAACTTATCCCCAATATGCGTAATCGTCCATAAACGGCTCGCATCGTGTTGTCCGCCTCCTCTATATAAAACCGGCTCTCCTACACGGAATGTCTGTGCCTGCTCTGATAATACATCTAATATGGAACCTCCGCCTACTTGCTGTCCCGGGGGTGGAGGTGATAAAGGCGAATGCGGCGAGTATATATAAGGCTCATTCGGATTATATCCCGGGCTACTGATGTTCCCAGGCTGCTCACTGGATTCGCTTGGCTCATAAGCAGGAGAAACACCTTCTGGATAAGTCGGCGATGGGCTCGGCTTGGGCGTTTGGCCCGTCTCGAAAAATCCGTATTCTGCCTCGATATCCTTGTATGGACGACCTGGTAAGTCTTGTATAGATTCTACGACCGGTGTGCTTATACTCTCCGGTTTGGCAAAAACGCCGCGCTTTTCGGTTTCCGCCATTATTTCCCTGTTGATGCCACTAATAATATCTTTCGCCGTTATTCCCGTTTTATTCATCAAAACCTCGATATTTTTAGAATACGACAGGTTCTCTAACTGCTCAATATTATCCTCTGTAATTAACCGCATTTGAATATTGATCGTCTGTAATTCTTGAATCAAAAGTTTCAATGTATAAGGAATACAAACCACACTAAAATCACGACCATATTTGGAAACGTTTTCTATATTCATATCTTTCCCGTCTAGAGAACCGACATAACGCAAAGGCCCGTCCGCCATAGGGCTCATAAACATATTTTTGGCAGGATTATAAATGGCCAACATTCCCGTCTTATTACAAACCGCCATATAATACTTATCTCCCCGCTCCATCATGGACTCCTTCAAGAAATACGCCGCGCCATGCGAAATAATCGAATCGCGTTCCATTTCGCCAATACGTAACCCACCATCATTTGCGCGGCCGCCTACCGGCTGCTTCGTCAAAGCAGTTCGGGGACCCAATGCGCGATAATTAATCTTATCTTTCACCATGTGCTTCAAACGCATATAATAGTTGGGTCCTATGAAAATCTCCGTCTCGATTTGCTCTCCCGTCATTCCATTATATAATACTTCATTTCCACTCGAATGGTAGCCCTCCTTAGTAAGCATCTCGCCGAAAAACCCTATCTTCGACCCCTTATTATTGAAGGCCGTGCAGTCGGCAAATCCACCATACATCGCCGATGCCTTCCCCGTAATACATTCTACTAACTGCCCTATAGTCATGCGGGTAGGTAGTGCGTGTGGATTTACGATAATATCGGGGCGGATACCTTCTTTCGTAAAAGGCATATCATATTCAGGTATGACGAGACCAATCGTGCCCTTTTGTCCACTTCGCGATGCCATCTTATCGCCTATATTCGGAATTCGCTCCTCTCTGATACGCACTTTGGCAATGCGGTGACCCTCTTCGCCATCCGTAATAAACGCTTTATCCACAATACCTAATTGACCCTTCTTCGGCGTCTTCGACATATCACTTTTCACATCCGGAACACTCGCGATACTAGAGCATAATCCAATAAGAACCGTTTTATCGTCGATGGGCGTGTTTTCGCGAATAATACCATATTTATCCAATTTACTGTAATCATAGCCGGGCTTGGTATGAACCACCGTCGCGTCGGATTCTATATTGGTAAACGTTTTTTGGATGCTTCCGCCTTCCGATTTGCTCTTCTCTTCGTGCGCCTCATACGTGCTATAATACGTAGTTCTAAACAGACCGCGTTTTAACGACCCTTCGTTAATTAAAATAGCGTCTTCCACGTTATATCCAGTATAACACATAATCGCCACAATCGTGTTTTCGCCATAGGGATTACCCTCGTTATTAATATGTTCCATATATCGCGTTTTTACGAGAGGGACTTGTCCGTTGACTAAAACCACGCCCGTTTTATCCATACGCACTTGATGGTTTGTATGATACATAGAGCAGGCCTGTTTACTTTGGCCGCAAGAGAATGAGTTACGTGTGGCGGGGTTGTTTTCGGGGAAGTTGATTAAGTTACACATCATACCGAATATGGTGGATTCATGAAGTTCCATATGAGTATAAAATTCGGACTTGGAACCGTTTAATTCCTCCATATTCATGGCAATAAGGGCGTTTTCGGTCTCGTTGGGGTCAATATAGTCCAACATGGCCTTATCATCCAAAAACTTTTTCATTTTGGCCGGATTCGACACAGTATCCTCAGTCGCTTCGGCTGGCATCGCGACATCATAAAGTTCAGTCAGCCCATATATTTTATAATTATTTGGATGAAACCCCTCGTCTTTCTTCTTATTAAATCCCGTTATTAATTCGTTCCACGTAAGCGAAACTTTGTCCTTCAACCGCTTTTGGTTGGCCCCGCTCTGAAATGACATTCTATTCGTCTCGGTATCTTTATAGAATATAGGACGGCATATCCTACCCGCATCCGTATATATGAATACCGTGTTTTGTTTAATATCAAAAGTAACACTGGTATATACAGGAAGCAGGCCATTACGACGGAAAAGTTTTATTTTTTCGACGGCTTCGGTGGGTTGGTTCGTCACAAAGGCCCAATATCCGTTTATAATAATCTTTGACATCGCGGATAGGATTTGCGGCGAGCATTCCTCTAATAATTTCACATCGGATATGTTTTCGCGTAACCATTTAATAATATGCTCTCTCGAATACCCCTGGGTTACATAGGACATAATAGCCATATGTTTATGAAGGCCGATATTTCCACCATCGGGAGTATCGATGGGGTCGAAAAAGCCCCACTGTGTATTATGTAGGACACGAGGGCCCACTAATTTAACACTCGCATCTAAGGGCAAATTGGTTTTACGTAAATGACTGAGCGCCGAATTAAACGAAAGGCGGTTTAAATCTTGAACTATACCGATGCGTTTCGTATGTGTTTGCGACCCCCAGTTCCCTTTGAATGCCTTTTTAAACCCGATTTCTACTGCCCTCTCACTGAAAATGCTCTTATAATTCTGACGGATCAATTCAGGGAGGTTATCCTCATACATAGCGCGGTTATAATGAATCTTTTCCTCAAAACCCAAATGTATTTGGCGCTGTTGTATGGTATAATATTCGCGGAATAGGTCGTATACCAAATTACCTACTAATTCTATGCGTTTATAGCGGAAGTTATCTCGGTCGGTGGGTAATTCGAGCCCTTTATATACCGAAAGCAAGCGTAACGTAATATATCCCAAATAATAGGCCTTTTGAGTAAAATTCATCTCGCCAATATGCGGGAATACGTAGTCGGCCAATATTTCTAGGGCATGTGCTGTGGTTTTACCCTTGGTAAATGTGGCGATGAATTTAAGAGCATTGCGCTGTGTCATTATACCCCCTGCGTCATGAACGGACGGCACGAATAAATCAATCATGGAGTCGTATTTTTCCAAGTCTAAAAGGCACGTGGTAATAATTTGTTTATCCGAAATAATACCTAGCGCACGAAATACGATGAAGAGGGGTATGGGTTTTCTTACGTTGGGGATATTCACGACAATGTTTTCGTTCGTAAAACTCTTCGTGGGTGCTACGATTTTTACTGATAAGGTTCGAATGGGCTTGGAAACATTTTCGGATACGGAGCGAATCTCGGCGGAATATAAGTATTTATCGTCACCCGATTCGCGAATATATAACATATTATCACCGAACTTTTCTTGGGCGACTACCGTTTTCTCTTTGCCGTCGATGATGAAGTAGCCACCAATGTCATTTAAACATTCGCCCATCGTATGACGGATTTCTTTGGGCAGGCCGTGTAATATACAATAATTGGATTGTAACATAATGGGGAATTTGCCTAGGTATATTTTTTCTAATGTCATGGTCGTCTTTTGGATGTTTTCTGAAACCATGGATTGCTCGGTGGCCTCTTTAATAAGAGCTAGTTCGGCGGGCGTCATATCGATATCGAGTTGCTTCTTACGACGGCGTTTCGTGGGGGCACCACCGTTAGCCATTGCGCTAGACTCGCCAGCAACTTCCTCCTCATCACTATCGGAAACAGCGCCTACCGAATCTGACCATCCGCCCGTCTCGGCACGTATTCTCTTCTTATCTTCATCGCGCTCTCTTAGCACCGATAATTTATCCTCTTTAAAATTATGCTTTAATCCGTCTTCCCATAGACCGGGCATATTACCGCCTAACATGGCGGCTTCATCGATGCCGACTACATTTGGTCGCTCACCTTCATGTAAAATCTTGATAAACTCAACTTCTACGTCATAATGGATGGTCATTCCGTAGGTCATATTCCTTAAACGAGCTTCGTTAGGATACATATAGTGGGCATTGGCATCGTCGTATATGACAGGTTTACCAAAGTAGATTTTATCGCCGTTTTTGCCACCAAAATAAATAACGCATTGGGAACGATAGTCGTTTATCGCGGGGTCGAATCGCGTATTGATGCGTATGGGATTTTTCTCTTTGAATATTTGGAAGATGCCGTGTTTAAAGAAGTCATTATAAGAATCAATGTGGTGTCTTACTAAAGCTTGCGGATTATCTTGAAAATAAGTATCAATTAAATTCCATATTGTGGCGTTATCCATCCTATATAGAGTTGGTAGATTATTATATCATTATCATTACGTTTATATGCCTTATTTAAACATCATATAAACGTTCTTTTTTAGTGGCTTACCGACTATTAGATTGACTCTTAGACCGACTCGCATATTTACGTTTTTTGGTTCCTTTATCTTTTCTTTTGTCCATTCTTTTGCCCATTCTTTTGTCCATTCTTTTGCCCAATCCCACATACATTTTTCCTTCATCATCTGATTCATCCATCAATAATGGGGTGCGTTTGCGTTTTGTTTTATTAGCTTTGATAGCCTGCGCTTGGATAAATAGCAACTCATCATCCGGCTCTTGTTCGATTAACTGTTCGACTACTTGTTCCGGAAATTCAAATGATTCAATTAACATAGCTTTTTTATCTTCTAACTTCGCCACTATCTCTTCCAACGATGGTGCGACAATAATTGTCTCTGATTCATCTATTTCACCCTCACTCAACGCACGCTGTCTTTTTGTCGTGTCACTTTTTTCTTTTCTTATCTCCTCCTTAGTTGTAAACAACATTTCCACCTCTTCCTTATCGTTTTTAGAATGTAACCTACAACTCAAGTTCATAATATGAGGCATTTTATAGAGCAAATTACATAATATGGCCACTTTTTTCTGTCGGTCGGTTTGAATGCGATTTTTCGGCAATAAAAGCGAAAGTCCAGTAGGGTCAAGCTGTTTCAATACGGCCTTGGATAACGGAGATTTACCACTTGCCCTACCTATGATTTGCTCATAGGTTGTATCGGGAAGAGAAACGGTCATGGGTAAATTCTCACATAATGCGAAACAGTGATATCCATATAATGCCTTATTGACCGCAAACCCCATTTTCGTATATGAAATAAAACCACTCACATTGTTATATCCGTCCGCCAGTTCTAAAATACCCATTTGCTTTCCTTGCTTTTTCGAACAGTATAAATACGCACCCATGAGGAGGGAACCCTTCACACGCTGGCGTTCATGTGGGTCGCCTGTAAATTTTTTATATAGGGGTTCGGCACGAGCGCAAATCAAGTTGACACAAAATTCTTCGGGGTATTGATTACATTCACCCTTTTCAACAATAATAAATCCCAAAATATGGTTTATTTTTCGATTCGCTAGCCCCTTTGTGCCAGTGGTTATTCGGAGATTTAATTCTTCGTGGTCTGGCGCAACGGCAACCAGTAAATCGAAACCATGTTCAGTAAGGTTGTCTATGGCAGTTTCTCCGTAATCGCGACCAATTTTCTGTTCACAAACCGAATTGGCCAAAGTTCTCATGGTATCTTTTGAAATCCGATGGATTATCTCTATGTCAGGAAGACGAGAGGGTAGGGTCTCGGCTAATCTGCCTTTGCGTTCGCCCAACCTAATTTGTGGCGGCGAATACCAATTCATAAATTCATCGTGGTTTAATAAAGATACACCGTATAGGGCGTTTTGAATATCGGGGTTTTGTCTATATTCATCTAAATTTTCGGTGGTAAATAACCTGTCCGTCATTGTCTTTATATTATTATGTTATTTTATTACACTGTGGGTCATTGTAATAAAATATAAGGATGAGTTCTACGGTTCCTTTTCATACACTAACATTCCTTTTCATACACTAAGGTTCCTTTTCATACACTAACGTTCCTTTTCATACACTAAGGTTCCTTTGACCATTCGACAAACGGTGATAACCATTGCGTTTCGCAATGCGTCGATACGGCAGGAATACAAGAGATTAGCTTCCTGCCTTGACTCCGTAACTTGATAAACATATTAAAATCAGCCGGTGTAAGATTTACACAATGCTCCGCATATACAGAAAAATCCTCTTTCAGAGTTTTTACTGTGGTGGCAAACGTCATACAGCAACTATTCGTATATTTCCAATGACGGCTTCGAGATAAAATAACGCGTGTTTCTTCGCCACCGTGCTCCACATAGGGATTCGCACCGCCTTCCGAATAATTCATATACTTATCCAAATGGTCGTATCCCGACGCATAGTCCGCGATTTCCAAACCTTCCAATATAATCTTCGGTGCTTCTTTCGTATGAAGATAGTCATCCTCCACTAAGTATATCTTATCATTATCCGCAAAATTTTGTATGGCTACTTGGACGCAATAGAGAAAACTTTTCGAGTTATTTAAAGCCGTCCTGATTACGTTTTTCTCACCAACGATTCCGGACAAATACCCATATGTTTCTTCACAGACATTATCGGCGATGACAATGATGGGGTGTCCCTTAAATATCCGGACGAAACTTTCAAAGCATTTCTCCTTGGAGAAATAAGGCGGGCGATGCTTATTATTTTTACTATCGCTATACCTATATAATACTTTTAGTGTGGGAAATTCCAACTTTAAATGAGGGTTCACGCCACGTAGGCATTCGTGACGCCGGATCAAATTATCCGAGGCTTCACCGGAGGGCTGATGTATACCAAAAAACGCGTCCCTATATAGCGTGGTGACGGCAAAATGCGAGCATTCCTTCGTGTCTCCTATGGGTAAACCTAACCTATGACAGCCTATAGTATAATAGCAGTCCTCCGCGTCCGTTTCCATTTTACTACTTAGCCCGCCATGTGCTGCCGTAGGTTCCGGCGGAAATACATCGATAACGAGAATCATGTCATGGCGTTTACGCAGTGAAAGCCCGCCATTGAAATTACGGTGTTCGAACCTTATATTTTCGCGATATAATTCGCCCCAAACATAGGCCATATTACCTCCAATATAACTCTTATTTAAATTAATGAAATAGTTAATATCATACGGGGGAATGTTTAAAATCCACGTATCCGCTTGTATAGTCAATACATAATCGCCGTATAGCGATTCCCATAATTCGCGCTGTTTCATGAAATCGTTATATAACCTAGCTTCTGGGAAATTATCGACCTCTAACTCTCTTAGTTCAACGAAACAAGGCATATTATTTTGCCAATGCGGAACAGTTCCTTTTCCGCAGTAGAATACGTAGTTCCATTGGTCGCCCAAATGGTTTCGATATTCGTTTACAATAGTAGGTAAACCGTCAATAATGCGGGGCTCTATTAACAATACTGTGTTTTTGTTGTTCTTTTCAGACGACATATTTAGATAGTCCCGCGAATATCCTCTATATTATTTACACCATCATGAATATTTACATCAATATTATTATTTAGTAAAAATCAGCGAAAGGAGGGGATTCACGCAGTGAAAGCGGGACTCCTTGGTTCCCCGCTAAAAATTTCTGTATATAAGATATAGCTATAGCTAATATGCCCAACGTCGTCGATAACCTCTTTGGCCCCCTCAGCAAGGATTACTGCATCTATTTCTACATCTTATCCATCATCGGATTTGTTTTACTCGCTTTGTTTTTGATTCCCGCCATCTTCATGGGCATTGCCAAGAAGAAGGGTATTGACTACTACTTTACCATATTAGGCGTTTCTTTCGGTTATGCCATCTTTTATTTCCAAAACCGCCTCTTACACTCCATGTGTATGGGAACGATGAATTAGACGGGGAACCCTTCGAAAACCATCCTTCACCCAGATAGTTAATAATAAAAATTTTAGTAAGCGAAGCAACCTTGGGTAAGCCCGGTCCTTCGTTGACTCGCCAAAAAACCTTTTTTCGCATAATATAAGAACTCCCATGGATATCTTATATTATAGTAATTTCTGTAAGCACTCTCAAAAGCTAGTATCTACTTTAGTGAAAGGTAACCTATCCGATAAAATCAGTTTCATATGTATCGATAAACGGACCCGTGATACCAAGACAAACCATACCTATATTCTCCTCGAAAACGGCAGCAAAGTTATCATGCCGCCTAATATTAACAGTGTTCCCTCTCTCCTCCTAGTAAAACAACAGTATCGTGTCATTTGTGGGTGTGATGATATTATGAAGCATTATCATCCCGTGTTAAAATCGCAAAATGAAGTCGCCACTATGTCCAATGGCGAACCCATGGGCTATCACGTATCTAATTTTTCCGGCAATACCAACATCATGTCCGAGCAGTATACCATGTATAACTTGACGCCAGAAGAATTAAGCAGTAAAGGTAAAGGGGGTAATCGACAATTATATAACTATGTTCCCGCTACGGATGATATTCAGTTTATAAATACGCCACCCGACACATATAGACCCGACAAGGTTTCTAACGCAGTCACTATTGATACTTTACAACAGCAACGCATGGATGAAATCGGTGGTATAACATCGAGTATGGGTAGGCCTCTTTTATCATAGGGCGCTGTTTACTTGAGAATGGTGCATTTGTGAATTTCGAACCGTAGTTTTGGGCGTAACCGACAGCCTATTTGGTTTACGATAATAGTGGTGTATATCGTCAGTTAGGACGTCGTTTTGTGTTACGTTCATGGATTGTCTACTCTTATTTTGATAATAAGTCGTCCACGTTTCATAGGGTGTGCTATTTGATTTTTTATTTATGGCGTATACACATACTCCAATCATAATCAAAAGAACGACCGAGCAACCTACTGCCGCTACTATAGTGCCAGTTGGCGTATTATTGGTTGTTCCTGCGGATGCTTTGGCCGATGTCATTACAGATTGGCTGGGTCCCATTGACTGAATGAGCGTGGGTCCCATTGTCTGAGCGATGGTCGGGTTGAGCATGGGTCCCATTGTCTGAGCGATGGTCGGGTTGAGCGTAGGACTCATTGTCTGAGCGATGGTCGGATTGAGCGTGGTCGGGTTGAGTGTGGGTCTTACGCTTAGACTTTGAATCGTTGGAGTAGTGGTTAGGAAACTAGGTTTGTTTGATGGTGCTGTGGTTGGTCTATTTGTTAATATTCCAAACATTGACATAGTGGGAACCCTAGTTGGGGGTATATTTGAAAATATAGTGGGAGCGCTAGAAAATACCGCCCAGCTTAATGGTATCATAGTAGGCGCCGAAATTCGAGTTATAATCGGATTACGTGTTGGGTTAGGGGTCGGAT